GGTCTACTTAAAGAAAATGTATTAGTAGATGATACAGGTTCAACATTCCAACACATTCTTGACACATACAAGCGTGATGTTAAAGACTTTGAAGAAAATGATGAAATGAGTCAAGAACTGCATGATGCATTGTATGACTACTACTTCGATGACATGCCATACGGTGTGCAAAAAGCTCGCACCGGCGACCCATATGAATGGGTAGCAGACCGTTTTGCCGCAGACTTGGGCCATCCTGGTGCCGGCTTTAATAGTCCTGGTGTTCCAGATGAAGACTACGGTCTTGAGCGTGAAAGTGTTATGCACGGTGACTATGCCGAAGAAGCTCGCGATCCACATAGCGTAAACGGCGGAATGGAAAATCCGTTAATTCAAGACGAATCGGAAGATGCATCCTTATTTGATGATAAGTTGTGTAATATGTCCGATGCTGGAGAACATTGTCCAGTTCACGGTGTAGAAGAATGTTGGGCTAATTCGGCACCAGAATCTTCACCACTTGCTGGACAGTATGGTCATTCGGGTAAACTTAAACAGGTTAGTAAAGATTTGTCGTTCTTGGATCGTTTAAAAGAACTTTCTGGTTTGAGCAAGTAAAACTACAGTCTGAACAACTGCGTCATAAATATACTTGACGCTGAGAAATTAAGCGTATATACTACCAAGTATGTGCGCTTTTTCATTTAGTGTCACAGGCAACTTAAAATCTTTAATTAGATAGGCAACATATTAAACAACTTAGAAAGGCAACATAATATGGCATCATTAGCAGAAATTCGCGCAAGACTAGCCGCTAGCGAATCAAAACAAGGCGGAAACCAAACCACAGGCGGCGACAATTCGATTTACCCACATTGGAATATGGAAGAAGGCTCTAGTGCTTTACTTCGTTTTCTACCCGATGGTAATGCAAAGAACACATTTTTTTGGCAAGAGCGGGCAATGATTCGTTTGCCATTTAATGGCATCAAGGGTGAGATGGAATCAAAACAAGTATTTGTTCAAGTTCCGTGTATGGAAATGTGGCAAGAGACTTGCCCAGTGTTAACAGAAGTTCGCACATGGTTCAAAGACAAGAGCTTAGAAGAAATGGGTCGTAAGTATTGGAAAAAGCGTTCATACATTTTCCAAGGCTTCGTTCGTGAGAACCCAATTGCTGATGACAAAGCACCAGCGAACCCAATCCGTCGCTTTATTATTGGTCCTCAAATTTTTGGCACCATTAAGTCAGCATTGATGGATCCAGAGTTGGAAGAATTGCCAACAGACTTGTTGCGCGGCCTAGACTTCCGTATTAGCAAAACATCAAAAGGTGGCTTTGCTGACTACTCTACAAGTAAGTGGGCTCGTAAAGAAACAGCACTTACCGAAGCTGAACAGGCTGCAGTTGATCAATATGGATTGTTTGATCTTTCAACATTCTTGCCTAAAAAACCCTCTGAAGCAGAAGTTAAAGTAATCAAAGAAATGTTTGAAGCAAGTGTCGACGGTCAGAGTTATGACACAGAGCGTTGGGGTGCATATTTCCGCCCAGCAGGAGTTAATGCTCCTACAGGCAGTGCTCCAGCATCAACTGAAAGCAGTGACGACACGCCAGTAGCCAAACCGGCCGCTGCTGTTACTAGCGATTTTGATGACGAAGAACCAGCACAGTCGAGTGCTCCAGTTGAAGCCAAACCATCATCTGATAAAGCTCAAGATATTTTAGCAATGATTAGAGCTCGCCAGAAGCAGTAATGCTATCGCATTTAGATCGCATTATATTTCCAGACCGCTGTGAGGTAATTGAAGTTATACCGGCACAGCGGTATGTCTATCCTATTTTTAAAAATGGTAGATCAAGTCTGTATTCGGCGGCTAAAGAGCATAATTGGCGTATTAGATTAAATAATCAAATTAAAAATATTAGTAATATTGATGTAGTATTAAGAAATCCAGAAAATCGATTAATATCCGGAATCAATACATTTATACAACAAACTCTAAGGGACAATCCTGCCCTTGATCGCGACACCGTGCAATGGTTTGCTTTAAATTATCTATATTTAAATCGACACTACTGTTCACAATTTATCTGGTTAGTTAATTTGTCTCGATACCTTGATACAAATACTAAATTAAATTTTTTATCAATGAACGACATTGATTCGATTACTCCTTTTAATAAACAACCGGTAGAAGTTCCAGCCAGCAACGAGTTAATCAATGCTGTTAATCAAATAAAAAATAATGAAATGTATCAACGGATCGATACAGTTTTGTTTAATTGTATTGGCAAGTCAATGACCTTTAATGAAATGATACAACATATAAAAATTGTTGATCTAGATGCATACAACTATGTTGTTGGATATACACAAGATATATTATATGCATTGTCCTAGATTAGACCATTTTGTTAGATTTAATCCCAACGGCACTGTGAGCCGATGCGGCCATATGATTAATGCACCACAATTTGATACATTAGCCGATATGGAATCTAGTATGTGGCAGAAAAAAATCAAAGAAAAAATGGCCAACGACGAATGGCCGAGTGAATGTATTAGATGCCAAGAAACAGAGCCGGACAGCATACGAATGTATGCAGTTGAGTTAGATAAGCAAACGGTCCAATCTGATTATTTACAAGTAGGTGGTGTTTTAGATAATTTGTGTAATGCCGCTTGCCAAACTTGTAATGAAAAGTTAAGTAGTAGAATAGGTAGTTTAAATGGTCCTGGATTTCCTGTAGTTAATAATCTCGAGAGATTTTGGAATTTACCGCAAGAAAGAATTGTTCATTTAGATATCAACGGCGGAGAGCCAAGTTACAGTAAAAATTATAAAAAAATATTAACAGATTTGCCTCCTAATTTAAAAACATTAAGACTCAATACTAATTGTAGCACAGTACTGTCTGAGCTTACCCATATTGCTGATCGCGGAATTGAAGTTACAGTTACAATTAGCTGCGACGGAGTTGGTGAAATTTTTGAATTTGTGCGCTGGCCTATATTGTGGAAAGATTTTTATGAAAATTTAATGATCTATAAAACAATGCCAATAAAATTAAATTTATGGACCACGGTTAGTATCCTTAATGTCGACGATTTACCAAATATACAAAGGTTCGCTCAAGAGCACGGAATTGAACATAGTTTTGCTTATTTAAAAACACCGTATCAATTATCAGTTAATAATACTGATATTACAGCCAGAGAAGTATATATACAAAAACAAAAAACTTTAAGAGGTATAGTGTGAGCACAAATACATTTAAACCATATGTAGAACTTAATTGCGACCCTGCTAGACTAGCAATAATATCTGCTAACATCTATAAATTTTTACAAACAGAAACGGAATTATTAACTAATGGAGCTGTTGGTTGGCAATTTATTGATTGTAAAAAATTATTAAAACAGAATCCAGAATTATTAAAATTTTTTATGGAACATAAGTTACTGCCAAAAGATGCCGCGGTAGTAATTTTAACCGAGACAGGGCAACTTCCATTGCACATAGACGAATTACCTGTAACAGCTAAAATTAATATGCCAGTAATTAATACTAAAGGTTGGGTAAACCAATGGTATTCTATCACTGAAGATAATTTAAAAAATTGCCCAATGGTAATTAATCAATTTGGTAAAGAGGTTGAAGATTTAAAAAAACTGCCAGTAGATGCATTTACATTACTGGCCGAAATACACGATCTAGATAAAGTAATAGCATTTAATTCAAGAATTCCGCATGTAGTCAATAAAACTACAGCTACCGTAACACCAAGGATTATTGCTACCTTTACATTTCATAACGAACCGTTGGAGTTATTAAAATAAAAATTGCAATTACCGGACATACAGCTGGGATTGGGCAAGCAATTGCTCAAGAATATAGTCGTGCTGGCCACGAAATTGTTGGATTAAGTAAACGAGAAGGCAACAATATTCGAAACATTTCAAAAATTTGTGATTTAATTGAGCCTTGCGACATGTTTGTTAACAATGCCCAAGCCGGATATGCACAAACAGAATTACTATTTGAAATGGTTTATCGATGGCAAGGAACAAAAAAACAAATTATTGTTATTAGTACTATGATGACACAGTCGCCTGTATCCACAATTCCAGGGTTAGACATGGATCATTATCGTGTGCAAAAAGGTGCGTTAGAAGATGCTGTTAAGCAACTACGACACAAGCAGCTTGGTATTCGATTAATATTAGTTAGGCCCGGGGATGTAGCAACAAACTCAGATAAAACAGTTCCGCCATCTGCTGATGTTAATAATTGGGCTAAGACCTTGTTAAATTTAATTGATATGGTTAACAACAATGGATTGTTAATATCGGATATATCCCTAGGCCCAGCATGACTCCAAAAGACATTTTAACTAATTGTTATTTTTGCCCAATGCCGTGGTCTGGGTTAATGTATAATTTTGATGGCACAGTAAAAAATTGTATTAGAAGCGGCAATAAACTTGGAAATATTAAAGATACACCGATTGAAAAAATATTGTTAGGTTCTGACAATGTATCCAAACAAACAGCGATTGTAAATAAGTCTCCGGCTAGCGGCTGCCACACTTGTTATGAATTAGAAAACGGCAAAGGTGGATTTGATATCATTAGCGATAGAATTTTTTATATACGAGAATTTAAAAAAAATACACCCAACACTTATCAAATTAATAATTTTGATTTACAAACTATTGATGTGCGGTGGACTAATTTATGTAATTTTTCTTGTGTTTATTGCGGACCCGAATTTAGTAGTAAATGGG